ATTCTATTGGATTACCAGAATAAATATCTTGGTTGCTGCTTTCATCCGTAGCTGCTAAAACTTTACTTCCAGTAGTATCCAGGAAAACAAAGTGATTTAAATTACCAGTACCTGCTGTATTACCTGCATTAGCTGCACCATCAGTGAGTCCAGCATCATTTACTAAAGTTCTACTATTAGAAGCTCCATTACCTAAAGTAAAATTTGCAGAAGAAGTTGTAACTTCAGCGAGTATTTTAGCTGTTACTGTAGCATAAGAATCTCCTGCAGCATAATCAGAGATAAGTGCTAGTTTATTCGTATTAGCTTTTAAATAAGCTAGACCATTATCTAAAACATCTGCATGTGCCCATTTAGCCATTAGATACTCCTGAGTTAAATTGTTTCTAAAGTTGTTTTGGTTGTTTGTGTAATTGCATAAACAGCTGCGATAGTAGTTGCTGCATTCACGTTTTGTTTACCTGCAATTCTTGCTGCTTCTATTTCTGCACCTTTAGCATTCCAGTAGTTTGCAGTTGCAATGATAAAATCAGCTCGCTCTGCTGGAGTATCTCCGGTAGCTGCAGCTTCAAGCGCAACCCAAGGGTAAGGAGAAGCATCACTTGGGTATCCTGCAGCAATATAGGCTTTAGCTTCTTCGAGTTTTGTAGCATAAGATATATCCTGCCCTGGTACTGTAGTTAAGTAGCGCTGTCTTGCAAGTCCTGCATAAGAATCTATAAGAACAAGTGAAGATTCTTTTACAGTACTTAATGGTTTAGTTATTCCAAGTGCCATTTTATATAGCCTCTACTGTGGTAGTCAAGTCAAGGTAAGGAAAACATGAAAAAGTTAATTCAAGCGTTCCAGCGGAAGTTGAGAAAATTTCTTCAGTATTTGAGAAAGTACCTTCTACAGTTTCACCAGTTGTTTTGTTACGAAGTAGTAGGTGACAATTAGCTGGTGCGTTGGTTATTGTTATTGTGTCTACTCCATCAGCAAGTAAAGTTGTTTTATTTAAAGAAGTTGTTTGGGTAGGTTTTGCAGTAAGTTCTCCTGATAGAATATAAAATTTATCCATATCTATAAAGTCTGGGGTTTCTAAAGCAGTTATTTCTGCTGTTAAATTAGCATCTTTACAGTCTTCTGTACCATCCAGAAGATGACTAATTTCTCCAGTTGCTATTTTATACATAATATACATAAGATTACCTTTTTGCTGACATTACTATAATAAAACTATCAGAAACTGGATAATTTGGTATAGTCGTCCAGTAAGCTCTAAGTTTTATTTCTGCTGTACCACTGATAGGTAATGTATATTTATACACACTACAACCAGCAGGTGATGCTTCAAATTCTGCTACTTTTATACCATTAATCCATAATGATGTGTAGATATTTATATCCATAATAATCTCATTTTGCTGGTTAAGTATTGCAGTAGGTAAACCAGAATTAGCACCAAACATTATTATAAGAGAAGATTCTACATCATGCGATACAACTCCAGTATTATGTGTTATTATTGTTGTTGGGTTAGTAGCACTGTTTGTTGTTATTGGAGTATTTGTTTTTTTATAAGTTGCTTGATTCAGTGTAACAGCATTCCCAGCAATCTTCAAAGTTTGTACTGAAAGATCCTGCATATCTGCAGTAACAACTACAAGTTTATTAACAGATGCTCTGTCAATATGGGCATTACCGATTGCTGCAGTATCTACTTGCAAAGAACCAATCGCACCTGCTTCGATATAAGTAGTAGCTTGTGCTTTCAGGATCTGACTTATTGTAGCAAAAGCTCCTTGACCGGCAATAGCTGCTGCAGTATTATTTGCAGTAATATCTCCCTGCAAAACCCAGTAACTTCCATTGTAAGAGTAGGTTCTAGGATTAAGAGTTGTAGTATCAAACCAGAAATCGTTGATAGCCAGCGGGCTTCCATTTGGCCGCTGTGTTGGTTGTGTAGCTTGCCGGAATACTATGTTTACAGTAGCATTATCTTCTGGACGACCAGCACCACTTATCTGGTTCCACTGTTGTAAGCTGTTTAGTAGATATCCATTATCACCAGCAACTAAAGAAGTTGAATTTGCATTAGTTAATTGTGATGTTTCTGCAAACGCTCCAGAACTTGTTGCGGCTGACCAAGGTGAGAATTGAGTTTGACCTGTTTTCTGCAATCCAAAAAAGATTTTTGTTATCCAATGATAAGGGTTAGGTGCTGTGGCAGCACCCGCCCTAGAACCTATTCTCATGTAAGCGGTGTTTGCAGGAGAAGTTAGTAATCCTCCAACGCGAGTCCAGTTATTGAGGTCGTTACCTCCCAACGAAGTAACTGGACCGTAGCCTGCGTCAAATATATATTCGTGCGAGCTATTGTAAAAAGTCACCATCAAATATACTGGGCAGTTCTGAGCGGCAAGGTAAGCTGACACTTCAATAGCTATGCCTGGTTGAATTGGAAAGTAATGCTCATAAGTTATGTCAAACCAATTTGATGCCGCTTGAGTGATTCCATTTCTTACACACCCAATTTGATGCCCCCCTGCAGGTGCGTAAACACTTGAACCCAAGTCTCGGTCAACGAAGTAATTGGTTCCGCCTCCTGGATTCCAAGTAACAGACCAACCCGCCCATCCACTTGCAAAATCTGAGTTAGGAAACATATTTCCAGATGGTGAAATATCTATAAAATTTCCTGAAATACCGCGACCAGTACTAAAAACTAAACTACCTGCACTATTTCTTATTTCAACAGCTGAAGCACGTAGAGTACCTGATTTATCTAGGCGCCAGCCAGCGTAAGGAACTGCCCAGTTAAAATTATCACTTTGAAGAACATCACCAATCTGAGCTGCTTGAGTTATGACCTCACCAGCAAATAACTGATTAGCACCGACAGTACCAGCGATAATCATATCACCATCCATGTAAGCTCTACCTTCATCAGCTACTATATTAGTGCCTCCATGATAAGAACCTACAATTCTACCTTGAACAGCTACACTTAAAGAAGTTGTTGTGTTCAGAGTATTATCATCATCTATGTAATAGAGATATAATATTCCTGTAGTCCAACCAGCATTCCCTGCCGACACTGTAAAAGGTGTATTTCCATTTTTAGATACTTGAAAAGATGACCAACTTACAAAATTTGCTGCAGGACTGTTTGGTGTAAAAGTTAAATTTGCAAAAGTGTAAGTGTTAGCTTCAGTTGATATTGCAGTAGCGGATTGTCTTGTAGTAATTACTTCTCCACTTGTTCCAAAAGAATCTATAGCAGATACAGAGTACCAATATTCAACACCAGCTGCAGTTTCAATATTAAAGTAAGTTGTATTACCTTCAGCGAGCAGTACTGTAGAACCTCCGGTAGGTGCAGTGCTTCTGTAAACTCTGTAATATTTTAAATCCAGATCATTTACAGGAGTAATATCTACTGAAATACTATTAAAAGCTCCGGTGACAGTGAAAGCACTTACAGTTGGTGCAGGATTATTTACTGTAACAGCTACAGCATTACTTAAATCTCCAGAAAGATCTCTACTATAAATTTTGACCTGGTACTGTCGTGTAGGGGTTCCAAATACTGCAACATTACTTGCAAAAGTTAATATGAATTCTCCGTTCAGATTAGAATCTGCTGGAACATCATAAGAAGTAATTGCAGCGCCGCCACCAACAAGCCAAAGTTCTACAACATAGTCTTTCAGAGCATCTGCAATACCTTCTGCTTGATTAGTAGTATTGAAATCCCATACAAGTGTCATATCCTGAGTTGTATAGGTAGTTCCAGCAGTTCCTTTAATTCTTACATTAGTTGGAGGTTCAAGTTCTGATAAACCAGATGTTACTTTGTATGAGTAAGTAATTACTGTAGGAGTTGAACGAACCCCAGAGGAAGGATGAACTGCCCATACAGTTATTTCATACACACCAGCAAGTGCATCTGGGATATCAAAACTTGTAGCTTCAATAGCTTTAATTACTGTATAATCTCTATTGTCTCGACGCCATGCAGCTTGGAAAGTTGCTTTAACATCTGTAGCACTAGACCAATCCCAGAAAACATCTAAGTAAACACCAGATTGCAGCCCACTTGTGTACGCTCTTGGTGTTACAGTTAAATTAGTTACCGGATCAGCTGTAAAGTCTGTTAAGTTGACAAAACTACCTGAACCTGTACCAATGATAATCTCAGAATCTATGTAACTCCATTTATTAGGGTCATACTCGATACAGGAAATTGCATAAAATTCATCCTCTTTTTCAATAGCAGCAACACGCATTAATTGTGGCTGTACTGTACCGTATAGGATGGCAGGACTACCAACGAACGCAGGATAATTACCAGCAAGAGTTACAGTATCAGTAGTTGTATTTTGTTCTGTTACGTTTCGTAAAAGTACTGTTACAGCATCAGTACCATAGTATTGAAGTTTACTGATTACCAGGTTATCAATTTCTATTTCCCTATCGAGAGTGATTACAGTATTCCCACTTACGAAGGTGCTGGTTTTTACGATAGCATGCTGCATTTTCTGTGCATTTTCGCTATCCATAATAGAGATAATTTCTCCCATACTGTAAGTAAGTCCAGTCATCATAACTTGAAAAGAAATGATTTTGGTATTTACACAGTTTGTATAGAAAGTATGTCTAGCTTTCTGAATAGCTTGAGCTTCATAGGTGCAGCCAGGGAAAGGAATATCTGTAGGTACATAACCATACCTAGCCTGCATTTCCTGTTCAAAGGTTGTTGGAGAATTATCAGGAACTGTTACAGTATCAGTTTCACTGAAATTTAGTCTATTATTATAAGTTACGTTTACTTGAGTAGTTCTGTTTTCCATGTCACTGGAACTGTAATTAAATAATCCTTCAATTACATTTGCATTAGTGACAATTTTACTGACCTGCATGTTTGGGTTATCAAAGATGATCGATAACTGACCAAATTCATTTTGACCAAACTGAGCGTTGCATAAAGCCAGCATTTCACTCAAAGTTTTTACTGCAGTCTCCCTTGTGTAATACTGATTTCCTATACTATATCTTGGGCACCAGCCACCTTTACCATCAGAGATTAGCTGATCTGCAACTTGCGATAATTCATAGAAAGAAACTTTATCTACATCAGCAATTGGAATTTCAAGCCCTCTGTACTGATTAGTAAGAACGTCAAAAATTACCCAGGCGATGTTACTTGTCCAATATTCTGTAGCTGTGAAAGTTAAATCCCAAGTACCAGAATAAGATGCAGGTGTGCTGCTTCCTACTACCCAAGGTGTATAGTTAGAGGGAATTTTAACTTTAATCCAGCGACCTTTGAAAACTACATCAGGAATACTGCTGCCGAATTCATCTGCATCTGTAAGTATGGCCCAGATAAGTGCAGTTCTTGGGTAGTTAAGTTGTTTATACCAGATGTGAGTTACGCCAGCTATATTACAACTATTTGAACCTGCAGTACCTGATAAAACTGGATTATTTCTAGTAATGCGGATTTGCCAGAAATCTCCAGGTATTACATCAGCTGGACGTTCTACTAAAATATCCCAAGCATAAGGATTTGAAGCTTTACCAGATTTATTGGCATTTCTTATGAAAGTAAAAGAAGGGCCGCCAACATCGTCAGTTGGTCTGGTGTAGATTTTTAGTTTTATCGAAGCGCCGGCCAGGTTTCCAACCCCAAGTACCAGTGTATTTTGAAATTGAAACTTTATTCAGATAGATATCTTCTACAGAATCAATTTCACCTTCACTTACAGCAAAAAGTAATCTTAGAGTTTGTTTACTACGCAGAGTATCATCCAGTTCGGCTGGTGTATGACCACCACCGCCACCTTTTCCTTCACCTGCTAAAATTAGTTCTTGCATAATTAACCCTGTGTACTTGTAATAGAAGAAGAAATTAAAACACCGCCAGCAAAACCTTCACCATAACAGAGCGGAACGATACCACCTTGTTCTCTGATAATTGGAGCGCCGTTGAATAGACTGGACTGTTTAGTTTGTGCTATAGCAGGATCAGAAGCAAACTCCTGTGTTGGAGACAGCGCCTGAGTAATCATACTTATTGCTAGAGAAATTGCAATATTAACGATAGCAGTAATAGCGTAAATTAAAATAAGTTGTGCTGTAGTAGCAATTAAAGCACCACTAGCTGTTACAGTACCAACACCAATAATACCAGCTATAGCTACTGCAGGAATCTCACCTTCAAATTCTGGAATAATCAATAAAGTATCATAGATACTTAAAGTTGAAGTTATGAGCTCAGGCTCAAGGGCAACTGGCTCAATCCCTTCAACTTCAGAATAAAGAACATATTTATATTTTCTAGTTAAGAAGTTTTCAAGAAATTCTTTAGAAGTCCTGAGCTTTATGAAAGATAAAATATCCCTAATGTCAGTAAGAGAAGTTTCAAACTCATCACATTCATTTAGATTTTTAAATAATTTTACTTTCATGCCGCAGTACCATATGGAATTTATCAACAAAATGCTCTAAAGATTCTTCTTTGCTTATTAAAGACTGATGAAGAATACCTGTTCCAGTATAGATACCAAGATGGTTACGTCTGCCTCCAGCATTATCTAGTAGGAGTAAATCACCTTTTTCTAGTTTAGTATCTATAGGTAATTGACAGAATCCATACTCCAAAATATGTTCATCAAACAGATTATTAAAGTTGCGTAGTTGTTCGAAATCTTCTGTAGCTTTGTGGTTTGGTAATTCGATATTTAACTCAAACAGATAGTAATCCTGAACCAGAGAGTAACAAT